CGACACAATGTCATATTTTAGTAAATTGGCTGAAGACGAGTAATCTTATCTCTCTCTAGTACATACTTTAAGGGCGCTTTAGGTAACTAAAGCGCTCTTTTTTTTATATAAATATAGCATATGGTTAGTATTTTAGATCCACTAGTAGATAAGGCAGGCGGTATACGTAAAACTGCCGCTTGGTATAGAAATGCTGTATCATCAATTGCTGATGTAGTTACTGCTAGAAGACTAATGAGTCAAGGCAAACTGATAGGCAGACCTAGTGTTGGTCGTTTAAATATGTTTGTTTATGACCCTAAATATAAGAAAACATTACCATATTATGATACGTTTCCACTAGTATTACCTATTGAAAGAATACCAGGTGGATTTGCAGGTATAAACTTTCATTATTTAAGACCTGGTGCTAGATTTACTTTGATAGAAAGATTACAAAGATTTGCAACACGAGGTAGAGAGATTACAAGTAGAAATACTTTTGATGTAAGTTATGATAGAGTAAAAAATATACCACTTGTAAAAAATACTATTAAGAAATATTTGTTTTCACACGTAAGAAGTAATTTTTTAAGAGTTGATTTTGATGAAGCGGCATTGGCAGTATATTTGCCTGTTGCACAATTTAAGAAAGGTAGTCCTTACTAATGGCAATATTAAGAGGCGGAAAAAAAATAGGTGGTATTGATGTACGTATCGGTTTACCTAGAGATAGAAGTTTAGATAACGTTACAGGCGACCCACGTTTAAAAAGAACACAAGGTGGTAATCCTGAAACTGTACTAGGTCGTTTTCAATCATACGTAAATGAGGCAGAGGGTTTTGCTAGAAAGGCAAGATACTATGCTGAATTTCAATTACCTAAAGGATTGCCTAACGTTTTAGGAGATATTAATAATCCATTAGGCGATTTCAATTTTGAAGCAGAGTCAACTGCCGCTGAAGAAACAGCAGGTTCGTTTCCATCTCAAACAGATTTACTTGCCGTACAACAGGCAAACGGTAGACGTGTACAAGCATTTTGTAGTGCTATAGAAATGCCAAATAGAGAAATGGTACAAAAAGAAGTTAGACACGGTAATAAACCAGCAAGAAAAGTAGTTTACGATTTTAAATCAGATAATATATCTGCTACGTTTTATGCTGATAAGTTTATGAGAGAACGAAGTTATTTTGAATTATGGCAAAAGGCAGCATTAAGTACATCTACATCTTATAATGTGAACTATTATGATAATTATGTTACAAACGTAAATATATTTCAATTAGGTCAATATGCAAGTAGGCAAGAACGAGATGATGTAACATATGGTGTACAATTGATTGACGCCTTTCCAGTAAGTATCGGTGCAGTAGATTATTCTGCTGACGCAAACACTATTCAAACTATAAGTGTTGATTTTTCATTTAGATATTGGATCAATTACTTTATAGATCAATCAGGTAATATAGAATTAGGATCTCCTACAGGTAGAATACCAGAGATCAAAAACAATAGAGGAATTTTTGGTGGTATACTTGGTAAATTACCACCTGAATTGAGAAGAGCAGGACGAGATGTACTAAACGACTTGAAACGTAGAGTACCTTTAGGTAGAGTAACTGGTGGAAGAGCATTCCCACCATTTAAATTACCGCCACTAAATATTTAAATAAGGAGTTATTATGGCGTTACCAATAGTTGAAACACCAAGATATGAGTTGACATTGCCATCACAAGAAGAAAAGGTACAATATAGACCTTTTCTAGTAAAAGAAGAAAAAATCTTGTATATGGCACTTGAATCTGGTGATGAGAAAGAAATGCAACAGGCAACAAAAGATATTTTAAGGTCTGTTACATTTGACAAAATAGATGTAGAAAGTTTACCTACATTTGATGTAGAATATATTTTTTTACAGGTTAGGGCAAAATCTGTAGGAGAAGTAGCAAAGTTTAAAATTATATGTCCTGATGATAAGAAAACCTATGGCGATGTGGAGGTTGATATATCAAAAGTTGAGGTGCAAGTAGATGACGCACATACCAACAATATAGTTTTAGACAAAGAAAGAAAACTAGGTGTTATTATGAAATATCCTAATATGAAAGTGTTATACACTACACAAGGTGTTAAATCACTTAAATATGAAGATATAATAGGATTAATAACAGGTTGTGTTGATTACGTTTACGAGGGTGAAAAGAATTATCCTGCTAGTGAATCATCACCTGAAGAATTAAAGAACTTTTTTGAGTCATTATCTCAAAATCAATTTGCTGAATTGAGAAAGTTTTTTGAAACTATGCCTAGATTAAGACACGAAACAAAAGTGAAGAACCCAAAGACAGGAGTTGAAAGTACAGTTACCTTCAGCGGGTTGCAAGATTTTTTCGGATTGGCCTCTCCCACAATAGCCTAGAGGCGATATTCGAAGTTAATTTTGCATTAATGCAACATCATAAGTATTCGTTGACAGAATTAGAGTCAATGATACCTTGGGAGAGGGACATTTATGTACAGTTGTTGATTAATCATATAAAAGAAGAAAACGAGAGAAAAAAAAGAGATAGGGAGAGAACAAAATGATAGAAGAAAGTAAATCTATTATTAAAAACGTGTGGATATTTTTAAGAGATGAAATACCACAGTTTATGTCTAATTGGAGATTAATACCTAGAATTTTTATGTTGTTATATGGATATGCTTTCTATATGACAATGCAATGGTTTATGGCATTACCAGAACCTAATAACGCACAAGCAGGTTTTGTATCTGTAGTTGTTGGGGCAGGTGCTGCTTGGTTTGGATTATACGTGAACGGAAAACCTAGTAAGATAAAAGAAACAAAGTAATATGGCACTACCAAAAATAGAACCACTTAATACAGAATTTGATATGCCTGAAACAGGCAATGATGTTCAAAGAGAAATTACAAGATTAGGTGAAGTAATCATTGATAAGACTAGTGTAGGTTTAAAAGCTGCTACAAAGGCAGTTATCGGTGATGTACCTAAAATGATACAAGATTTGACAAATGAAATTGAAAGTGGTCCTGTTGACAATTTTGCTTTAGCAATACGTAAATTAATAAAACTAGTAGATGAATTAGGAATTAATTTAAGAGATTATAATAATAATTTAGCTGATACTGTAGAAGAATTTACAGGTACTCAACAAAAATTAGAACAAAAATTAGCAGAGTTGAGAGAAAAAGGTATCAAGGCAGAAATAAATGAAAAAGGTAATGCGATTACAATATTAACACAAAAAGAAATTAAGGCATATGAAAAAGATAGAGAACGAAATGAAAAATCTATCACAGAATTAGAAAAACAAATACAGACTAGAATAACTACCTTAAATCAATTAGATGAAACAGATAAGAAAGGTAGAAAAGAAATAGAAAAAGAAATTAAAACTAGATCAGAAAATATTGAAGGTTTAAAAGAAGAAAACGAACAAATCAATAAGAGAGTTAGCACTACCGCAGATACAGGTAGACAAGATCAAGGATTTGGTAAACTTGCAGAAATTAGAGAAGCATTTATGGTAATACCTGATACCCTTGCTGAAGTTGGTACTTCATTTGCTAATGTAGGTAAAAGTGTATTTGGATTTATTAAAATGTTTAAAGAACCTATGAAGGCATTTAAAAGTATAGGTGCCTCATTAGGTGCAATCGGTAATATATTTAAAACAGCAAGAATATTAATTGCATTGAAAGTATTAGCGGTTGTTGCCGCTATACAATTCTTTGCAGAAAAGATAGACTCAATAGGTAATTTCTTTGTAGGCATATGGGAAAAGATAACAGGTTTTTTTCAAGGTATAGTAGATTGGTTTAAGAACTCTACAGTAGGTAAATTCTTCTTTGGTGGTGATGATGAAGAAGAAGAAAAACAATTGGGCAATAGAGATCCTAAGGCAGGTACAGCAGGTGATATTGCAGGTGAAGCTTCTTTTGCAGACTTTGATGACGGTAACGCACCTGTAAGAAATATGTCAAGTGCTAGATTAGAAGATGGATTAGAAGTTACTCAAACAAACTTATCAGATTATGATGACAACTCTGCTAAAATTATTGCACAAAGACAATTAGCAGGTATGGATGGTATGGGTACCGAAGAAATAGATTACACAGGTGTAAGAGGTGGAACTTCATTAAGTCAATTGGGTATTAGAAATAGAAGTGTTATGGGTGATCAAATGGGTGACGATAGCACAACAGGTTCATTAAGACGATTAAATGAAGAAAGTGCTAATGTATCTAATCCTAACGTAGTTAATATTCAAAATAATTCAAACGTAAATAGTCAACAAACTTCAGGCACTACAGTATCAGGTTTTGTAGACCACGAACCAGATACTTCATTTAAATATGTTAGAAGTGGTGCAACAGGATCAGACGAGTTTTAAAACTTAACTCCTAATTCTTTTTCAGTAATTATCTTAAATACGGCACCGTTGTCTTCGGCATACGCAGTTGCAGCTTTCCACTTTGCTTGATTTTTAATAAATTCAAAACTTTCACGCATATACGATTTAGTTTTCTTTTTAGGTGGTTTAGGTTGCGTACATTGACGAGAAGGTTTAATCTCAATTAACATACTCTTACCTTTATCAGTTTTAATAATAAAGTCAACAAAGTATCTATGATACTTTCTATCAATAGGATTGTAATATCGTATAGGTAATTCTTCACTTGCCCATTGTACAATACCAGGATTGTTGTCGCAGTAGACCATAAATCTACGCTCAAGCAGTGAACGATATATTATGTTATTAGGGTTGCCAACGTACTTCTTTGGATTAGTTGGTTTATATATTCCTTTAAAAGACTTCTTCATATCATATAAATATTACTAATATATATAAAGGAAACAAATGGCTTGGACTTCAAAAGTAGCAAACGTAATCAAAGGTAAAATAGGATCAGCAGTTGCAGGTGCCGTATCAGGTAAAATTGGTCAGGCATTAAACTTTGCAAATCAAGGACAAAATACAAAAGTCGCTGCTAAACTACTAGGCAAATCACCATTAGAAATAGGATCAGTAGGTCCTACTTCACATATGACTGAAAATCCATATCAATATGGTACAGTCTATTATCCACAAGAAACAAGTAATTTAGGTGACGGTCACTATGTCATATTTGATATACTTGCACATAAAAATTCAAAATATAAAACAGATACATTTGACAATGGTAAATTATCAGACGCAAGTAATAACTTTGTAGGAGAAGATTTTAGATTTTTTGGTAAAAGACAAGGCACATTTAATAACAGAATTAAAAATATTAAATCCAGAGGTATAACACAAACAAATAGAGTTAAGGGTGTGAACTCTGGTTTATTTAAATTTGCAGAATCAAATCATACTTACGTAACAGATAGTATTTGTATGTATATGCCGGCAGAGGGATTAAAATATGGATACAAGACAGATTATGAGGCATTAGAAACAGGACTTGCAGGTGATATGGCACAAGGTATTGCAGGTGTAATTAATGAGGCAGGATTTGCTGATAAGATAAAAGCGGCCGCAAAAGGTACATCAGGTGTTGCACTTGAATTAACTAAAATGGCAGGTTTTGGTGCAGTAGGTATTATACCTGGTTTTGAGAACGCAAGAGCAGTCTATGATAAGTTTAAAGGTCAGGCAAAGAATCCTAATTTAGAATCAGTATTTAAATCTGTACCGTTTAGAGAGTTTAATTTTCCATTTACATTTGCACCAAAGAACGCAAAAGAAAAAGATAGTGTACATAAGATATTACAATTATTCAGATTTCATATGTTACCTGAACATCAAAATGGTGCAAACGGTTATTTTAATGTACCATCAGAATTTCAAATAACATATATGTATAGAGATAATGAAAATACTTACTTACCACGTATCAGTCGTTGTGTATTAAAATCTATAGATATAGATTACGCACCCGAAGGTGTTGTATCAACATTAGTACCTGATGAAAGAGGTGCACCGCCTACAATAATTACAATGAACTTAAACTTTGGTGAAACAGAAATTATGACTAAAGAAACAGTCGCACAAGGATTCTAATAATGTATTTTGATAGATTTCCTAAAGGACAATATATACAACCAGGTACAGATAAGTATAAACTTGTATCAGATTTATTCAGACGAGTAAAGATAAAAGACAAAGTAAAAGATGTCGCAAGTTTATATTCAGAATACTTTGTTTCAAATGGTGAAAGACCTGAAGATATTGCA